TGCGCGTGGCGGATGGCTGCTCGAGCCAGGCTATGTACTGTTCTTCGGTCATACGTAGGTCGCTTCCTCTTTCAGCATTGCGGCGCGGGCCGTGGTCTGGCTGGCGTCGTCAACGCCGCCCACCACAGTTTGCGCTGCCGTCACGTTCGAGTCAACGGTCGCGGTGATGATGGCACCGGTCTGGTCGCGCTGCTCGGTGATCAACTGATCGACGCGCGCGGTCAGTGCGGCATTCTCGGCCCGCAGGCCTTTGAGTTCTTCCACCACAGCGGTGCTGCCTGCGTTGGCGGTGTACGAGGAGAAGTCGCCGGCCATCAACTGCGCGATGGTGTTGGCGCTGGTCGTCAGGTTGTTGAGCAGTTCCACCTGGCGCTGGAGGGCGGTCAGGCTCTGCTCGTCGATGGTCACTTGCTTGGTAGCCCAGGCGATGGCCTCCTTGTTGGCGTTGATCACCATAGCGTAATCCGAGGCGTACTTCGCATCGCCCGCATTGACCACCTGCGAGGCCGACAGGAAGGCCTGTTCGATCGATGACAGGGCCGACTGCGCCTCGGCGTCTCCCGCCCGCGCGCTGGCCAGCGTGGCCTCGAGCTGGCGCCGCGCTTCCTCGTACTTTTCCAGTGGCGTGAGCGGCGACTGCGCGCTCAGCGCCAGGCTGTTGTTCGCGTCTTTCAGGGTGCTGATCCATGCTTTCGACTTGTCGATCACGGCCTGAATGGCGGTGGTCTCTGTGTTGAGCGCGGTCACCCGGTCGAGGCGCGCCTGGCCCGCAATGATCTGATCGTACAGCTCGCGGTTGCTGGCGTCGATCGCGTTGCGGGCCTTCTCGGCGAGCTGGGCCGGCGTCATGATCAGCTGGTCGAGCTGGTTCTGCAAACCGGTGCGCTCGCTGCGGATCTCGCTGGCGGACTTGCGCACTACGCCGGCCAGCTCGTCGGCGTAGTCGGCGACAGTCTTGAACGCTGGCGCCAGTGCCATGAGCTGGGCGAACAGGTCGGCGCCGGCCTGGGTGCTGACATCGATGCCCATCACCGCCGCCTTGAATTGATCGGTGGTCTTGACGCTCGACAGCCCAAGGGCGGCCAGCGAGTCGGCCACCTGCTTTTGCAGCGGGGCGATCTGCTCGGCCTCGGTGAGGTAGTTCTGCTGGAAGTAGGTAACGGCCGAGACGAACGCGTCCAGGCCGCCGGCGGCCGCGATCAGCCGCTCGCGCGCTTCGATGCCGGCCACCCCCACCACGCCGACGGTCTTGCCGATGGCGGTCAGCGCGGCATCGGTGGTCACGTAGTCATTGACGACGCGCAGCAGCGTGCCGCTGAGCGCTTCGCCTTCCGCCTGGAACGATGCCAAACTCGGCACCAGCCGCGTGGACAGCTCGTCGCTGATCCCGGAGAACAGCGCAGCGACTGCCTCGTTGTCCTTCGTCTCGTCGCCCGTCAGCTTGATGTCGAAGGCTTTGGTGTAGCTGTCGATCACGCTGGTCTGGATCCCCAGCGCACTGCCGAAGCCCTTCACCGCCGTGATCATGTTCTTGATCTGCGCATCCCAAGACTTGTCCGTCTCGGCAGCCAAGTCTGCGCTGTTCGTGTACCGCTTCGAGCTGCGGAACAGGCCGCCCTTCTCGATGATATTGGCGTAGGTATCAGCGTCGATGCCCTAGGCGTTGATCGTGCCGCGCAGGCCCATGCTCTCCACGCGCGGATCGGCGCGGCCGAACAGCTTGGTGTTGATCGCGGCACCGGAGAGAATGTTCGCCAAGGTCTTGCCCACTCCCAGCTTCTCCAGGGCCTTGTTGGTCATGTTGGTCGGTGACGTGAATGCCTTTGCCAGCGGATTGGTGATGGTGCCGTTGTTCGGTGTGAAGCCCTGCTTCATGAAGCCATTCGCGGCGGCCATGCCCGCGATGATCCACCCGATGATCGGGACGGCCGACGCCGCGCCGGCGCCAGCGGTCAGCCCGCCGGCCACCGCAGTGTTGCCCGATGCCGCGTAGGCGGCGGCGGCGGTTGATGCTTGACTGGCCGTCAGCGTCATGCCGGTGCCGAACGCGGAAACCGCGCTGGAGCCGAACAGGTTCCCCAGGCTGGCGATCGAGCCGCCCAGGCTGGTGGCCACGCCGGTGGCGAACCCCTGGTAGATCGTTTTGCCGATGGACAGCAGGCTGCTGCCCGAGCTGAACATGCTCATGATGCTGGAGCCCCCGGACGACCCACCACCCAGTGCGTTGGCGATGCCGGATACCGCGCTATCGCCGCTGATCGACGTGCCGATATTGATGATCCACTTCTTGATGGTCATCTGGTACAGCCAGTCGAAGAAGATATTCTTAAATGTCTCCTTGAGGCGGGTAGCGGTGTCCTTGCTGCCGTTGGCAATCGACAGGAAGGTCTGCTTGGCCGTGTCTTCCAGGCCGGACCAGAAGGTCGATTCGGCCTTCATCTTGGTCAGCTTCGTCTGAAGCTTGATTTGGTCGTTGGTGGCGTCGAGCAGACCCTGCAAGCGCTCGCGCTCGAGGTCGTCGATAAAGCCGCCCTCGATGCCGCGCTCGATCTCGGCCGCCTTGAGCTTGAGCACCGCTTCTTCGGTCAGGCCGTAGTACTTGATCTGATCCTGTAAGGCTTGCGTCTGCGCATTGGCGCCGCCCACGTCGCTGTACGCTTCGCTCTCGCGCTCCGTGCGCAGGGCCTTGGACTTGGCCAGTTCCTTGTTGTACGCGGCCAATACCGGGATAGCTTCAGCCCACCCCTCGATGTCGTTTTTCTGCTGCGCCGTCAGGTTCTTGCCGAACTTGAGCAGGTCGTTGAGGATCTCGATCCGTTTCTTTTCCTCGGAACTGAGGGCCGCCTGCCCGTCGCGCTCTTGTTGCAGCACCTGCAACTGGTCGATGCTGGCCTCGCGGGTCTTGGTGTAGAACGAAAGCGCTTCTGCGGCGGCTTTCTTGTCCGCTTCCGACTGTTCTTTTTTGCCGTCACCAAGGATTTTGTACCGCGCCAGTTCGTCGTCCCACTCCGTCACGGCCTGGATAGATTCGATCCGGCGCCGCTCGGACGCGGCCTTGTCGATATCCTCAATGCGCTTGTTGACGTCGGCCCACTCGCCGGGCAATTCCGACCACCGCTGCTTGACAATATCGGCCGCGTCCTGAAAGTTGCCCTTCCCCAATTCGTTGATCGCGGCCAAACCGGCGCCGATGCTGCGCCCGAGGGTGAGGAAGACGTAAGACAACTGCGTGGCGATAATCACCGCTTGCCGCAGTATCAGCGTCACCGTTGTGTACAAAGGGCCAAGTTTGTCTATTTCCTCGCCGTTCTTCTTGGCTTCGCCACTAGCAGCCTTGAAGTAATCGGTGAAATCGGCCAGCGCCTCGGACAACTGCACCACGCCCGTGCGCACCGCGTCGCCAAACCCGCCTTGAGAGAAGGTACGCAGCACGCCCTGCCAGCTATCGCCAAGCGCGGAGATTGCACCGTCCAGGGTCTTGGCCTGCAGTTCCATGCCGCCGGCGAATTTCGTCTCGCCCAGGTCCAGGAGGTATTTCTCAATGGCGGCGGCGTTGTTCTTGATGTTGGTGGTCACGCCCTGGAACGTAAGGGACACCTGGTCGCCATTCTGCTTGGCCTTGATGCCGAATTCCTTGAGCCGCTCGAACTCGCCGGTAGCGGCATCGGCCACGGCTTCGACCAGTTGCGACAAGTTTTTGCCCATTGCGGCCGCCGTGTTGCCGTAAGACTTGAGCGCGCGCTCCGATGGCGTCAACCCCAGATTGCGCAGCTGGAGGAAGGCTTCGGTGGTTTGTTTGAGGTCGTAGGGCGTGCTGGCCGCGAACTTTTGGAGAGCGGCGAACGCCCGCGCCGCGTTGGTGCTGGAGCCGGTAGCGGTTATCAAGGAAGAATTTAGCTTGTCGAATTCGCGCTGGGCGGCGATCACCTGGCCGGCAAGCTCGGTCAAACTGCCGACCGCCACCAGGCTGCCGAGCAGGCCTTTGAACTTCTCCACCGCCTGCGACATACCATTGACGGCGCCATTGACCTCCTGGCGCGCGCGGTTCAAGTCTTGCTGAAGGCGCGCAATGTCGGCGCGGAGCCGGATTTCTACGTCGCTGACAATCGTCACTGGCTACCCCTTTTGTTTTGCTGCTCGTTGCGCCTGGCGCTCCGCGCGTTTCTCTTCACGGTCCCATGACTTTTCTGCTTTTTGATTCTGCACCCACCGCCACATCTTCAGCGCTTCCGGCCATGGCGGCTCGGCGTCGCGCTTGCTGGCCCGGTGCTGCTCGCCGCAGTATTCGCGTGAGAGGCGGATAAACAAGCGCGTCATCCAAGGGTCAAACTCGACGCCCAGTGCACGCGCCCAGCTTTCAACTTCCAGCGGGATTACCGCACCTTCCTTGCCAGTCGGGCCGAATTCAAACAAGATGCCAATTATCTGATCGGCCCCCGGCACCTGCGGCAGGTCCACCCGGCCCACCCACTGCTCAATATCCAGGCGCCGTGCGCGCTGCGCGGGCGCGTTGCCGTCTTTCGACTGCGGCGCGTCTGGCGTGGCGTTGAGCCACGCCGAATACTTTACGAGCTCGGCAATTCGGTCGCCGAGCTTGGTGCGAAGTTTCCCAAATCGCCGAACAGCTTCTCGACGCCGTTGGCAATGTGCTGCAGGCGAGGGTTGGCGTACAGTTCGGCCGCGCCGCCCTTGTACTCGAAACCGTTCAGGCTGGCGGTGATCTCGGCCAGGAAGACGGCGCGCTCGCGGCGCTCGTCGGCCTCGGTCATACCGTCGTCCTTGCCGCTCATCTTGGTGAACACGCGCTCGCTGCGTTTCTTTTCCAAAGCGAACTTGGCCGCCGAGGCTTTCTTAACGCCGGGGCTGTGGATAGTGATCGTGATCGGGGTTTCGCCGTCATATTGAGGCGTGCCCTTGGCGTCGGTAACGTGGTAGGTCGCGGTGTCCGCGATTTGCAAACTGGTGATATCGAACATGGTCTTGCCTTTCTTGGGAGGATTAGCACCTCCGGCCACCTGCGCCCTCCCAAGGGCGACAGGCGACCGTCAGTGCTCGGTAATGCCCTTGCGGGCGCGTTTGTTACGGGGTCGTGTCGACGGTCGGGATGGCCGGCGTCAGCGCGCGGATCGCTTCGGTCTGCATCAGCAGGGTCATGGTGTAGACCAGGTTGTCGTTGCTGGTGCCGCCGCCTTCCGACAGGTTCGAGACCTGCGCGGTGTAGTACAGCACGCTGCCCGACTGGCGAACCACGGCGAACGAGACGGTGGTACGGGCGCGCAGCGCTTCATCGGCCACGTCGAACGCTGCCGTGTCGCCCAGTGGGCCGCCTTCCAGCACCATCCATTCGGAATCGACCAGCGCATAGTTGCCCACCTTGCGGCGCACTAGGCCCTGGTTCACGACGTCAAGCTCGGAGGTGTTCGAGTTGCGGCCTTCGATAGCGCCGACCTGGGTGATGGTGAACTCGAAGACGTCGGACGCGGCGAAGAACGTCTCGAAAGCCGCCTCGGTGTCGTCGGTCGGACGACCTTCTTTTACGAACAGGCGGGTGCCGGCGTAAGTTTCAAAATCTGCTGGGAACGGCATAATGTTTTCTCCTGATTGGAAGCCCGCGCGCACCATTGCGTGTCGGGCGGGCACCGATACCGTATTCTAATTCGGTTCGGAAAAAGTTACCATGAAATCTCGCGACTTCTCGTGTATTTTGTCGTCTCCCACCGGCAAATCTGGGCCTTGGCCCTCCGGCAGGATCGCTTTGACGTCGTAGCCGAGCACCGGGCCGGTATGGACGCCACGCCCGAGTCCGCAGGCCTTGAGGATCTGGTCGCCCAGTTTATGCCCACCGGGGTCTTTCGTCAGTACCGTGACCTGGACGCGCTCGCGATTCGTCACGCCCGCCTGGCGCCGGGCAATGGTCTGAATCTCGTTGCCCCAGATGCGCGTGACGGTGACGAACGGCGGTGCGGTGCCTTGCGGGGCGGGGCCGGCGAAGACCTTATCGCCGGGGGTCTTATCTGAAGGCACGAGCGCCAGCAGCGGCGCGTAGTTCGCCAGCAGGTTGCGCACGATGGCGACGCCGCTCACGATTGTTCCTCGCCAATCGGCGGCGTGTCCGGGATATTGATGCCCTGCAGCGTCAGACGCTCGCGGATCTTGTCGCGGAATGCGGCCACCGCGTCCTCAAATTTGGCATCGGCGACGGGGCGCATGAACGGGCGCGGCGCCACGCCCGGGTGTTCGATCGTTTTGTAATCGCTGCCGTTGACGTTCATCGCGCCACCAGGCTTAGCCTTGATAGTGTGAGGCCGGGTGCCGAACTCCACCATCTGCGCGTAGTACGCAATGCGGTTGCCCACTTTCACGCTGGCCGTAGCTCGGCCCCCCTTGGCCTGACGGGTGGTGATGCGCGCCGATTTGCGAAGCGCGCCAGTGTCCACCGGTAGCGTGGCCCGCACTTCGTCGAGAAAAACCTTAGCCCCGGCGCGCAACGCGGTTCGGGTAATGTTCTTCTCGATCTTGAGCGGGAGCGTGGCCAGAAGATCGGCCAATTCGCGCCCGCCGACCACGTTGCTATCGCGCGTGCTCATGAGCTGTACTCCCGGATAGTGAATTCGATCCACTGGCGCCTGCCGATCTCGGCGGGCCCGTTGCTGATCTGGTGGATAGTGTCGGTCTCGTTGTGGACGATCACGCGCATGTCGGACGTCACCCCGCGAGTATAGCGCATGCGCACGCGCGCGGGGCGCTCCGCGAGATTGAGCACCTGGCCGCTGGTCTCCGCGCGGCCGGGCAGCGTGTCCCACACCTGGGCGGGCACGCGCTCAAAAACCGTCTCCCACCCGCCCGGCTGCGGCCCGTACTCCGGGTCGTCGACCACCGTGGGGCGCTGGATGGTGATGCGGCGATCGAACTGGCCGCCATTGACGCCGACTGTCATTGATACACCACGTACGGCTGCAACAGCCATTTGGCGAAATCTTCAGGCAGCGCGTAGGTCTGATCGGTGGACACTGCGCTGCGGTGCTCATAGAACGCGTTGATGGCCAGGAACATCCACTGCCGGATCGGCTCGGGCACGCTCTCTGCGTCCTCGTAGCCGGCCTGGTACTGGACGACCACGGCGCCAGACTGTGCGCGCGTGGAGGGCCAGGGGGTGTTATAGGAGGCCGAGATCAGCGGCGGATCCGCGAAGCCGTCCACCACGTAGCCCGCGCCGGGCAGCACCTGGGCGGCGCCGTCGCTGTCGATGTAGGTGATGCTATCGAGTTGGCGCATTGGCGGCCGTGGCACGCGCAGCGCGCCACAGAAGCCGTCCGCACCGAAGGCCAGTACCTGCGGCATCAACGCGCGGTTGAGCCGCTCCTCGGCCA